TTTATAAGTTTCCTATTTTTATTTAGGATCTTGATTCATAGAACTCTTCAGAAACTTTTGAAGTTCTGCAGTAGATCCAAAGAATACTGCATTATTTGTAACACTTGTAGGAGTTGCACCTTTCTCTTCCTTATTAATATCTTTCATTTTCTTTTGAAGATCTAATAATTTATCTGTCACATCTCCAACATTTTTAATCAATTGTCCAGCAACTTCATAAGCTCTAGGAGAGTCAGATTCTTGTGCAACTTCTAAAATTCCATTGATTGCTTCTTGACCTTTCTCAATAATAGAATAAAGTTGACCTCTAGAATATTCATAGTCTTTTTGAAGTTGCTCGGTTTCTTGTGTTTTTAATACCGGCACAGGTTCCGACTTTACGATTTCAGATTTAATTTCCATAGGTTCAATATTCAAAGCTTTATCAATATCTTCAAAGTTCATACATCAACACCTTTAGTGGTGCTATAAACTTTACCATCAGCAAAATCATAACGAGATTCACTGAATCCAAAATCATCATCAAGATCTATAAGTGCATCATCTGCATCATTAATTACATTAACTGCAGTTCCACTTGAGTGTTCTACTATAGCTGTGCCATCCTGACCTCTATTAACTAATAAAGTATTTCCGGTTATTTTACGAATATACATTGATTCAGAATCAATTTGAATATAAATTTTTTCCACAAGAGAAACTGCACTGGAAACATCAAACTCTGTAATATTTGGTGAAATATTTTCTGAAAGAACAGTTGTTACATCATTATTATAATCCTTTAATGCACGAGGCTCTGCGGTATATCTAAGTTCTCTAGAGGCATTAATTTTATCAGTATTAGAATAGTAGTCAACTTGAACTTTTTTAATTAAAACATCACTACCATTACCAATTGGGCCAAACAGATATGTTTTTGCAGTGAAATCTAAAGTATAAATTAGAATTCTTCTTGTTGTGAAATCTCCTTCATATTGATCGTCCATTGTAATTCTTTCAAGAATCATTGGAATATCTCTTTTTTCTCCGATGCTTGAAACTAAATCTACAGTTAAATTAAGATGTGGTTGAAAATATGGTAAAATTTGTTCTACAATTTGTAATGCATCCTCATTTAATTTAGACATAATTGAAAGTCTAATATTAATATTATATGGGACAGGCATAAAAGCTTTTGTTGTTTCATTTCCATCCAATGCTTTGAATGTTTGCATTGTACTGGATTTTCTACTTGAATCATATTGAATACCAGTCATTTCAAAAGCCATTCTAGGAAGAGTAATTGCAACTCTCTTTTTTAAATCTGGAACTTGTTCAATTCTCGCTAAAAACTTTTGTACTGGACCATATGCAATTGGTACAGTCAAGATACTAAAATCACTTCCTGCATTATCTTTATGTTTAATTTTAATATCATTGAAAAGTGTACCAAAAGACACAATGGTCTTTCTCAATATTTCGTGGTAAAAATAATTTGATATCATTACAAGTTAAATAGGAGTAATAATTATTTAGTATTCACCAAATGGGTTTCTCTGACTAAAATCAATAATGGAATCAGCTTCCGTTTCAATGGCAATATTTTGAGCAACAAGATCTAAGAACTCATTTGTTTGTACAGTTGATACCTTATAACTGCCGGCCACACCAACAATTGATTCTCCACGTTGGAATGTTCCATCAACAATTGATAGTTTAAGTATTCTACTTGAAGCATCCCAACTTTTAACATATCCAGTTGCACCAGATCTTGATCCTGTAACAACTTCATTGTAATCATAATCACCAAATGTTGTTGAAGTTGGATTTGTAAAACTAATAGAAGGAACTATTGTATATCCAGCACCTGCATTGGAGAATGCTACTAGACTTACTTGTCCTTTAATATTAATGAATGCTTCAGCCTTAGAATTATTGTTTGTTACCCCAACTCCAGTAATTTGAACTTTTGGTGTTGTAGTATATCCAACCCCACCAGAAGAAATACCAATTATCTTTAATACTCCGGTATTGATAACTGCAGTTGCAATTCCTCCTTGTCCGCCACCGCCAGATATCGTGACAACTGGTGGTTGAGTGTATCCAAATCCAGGATTAGTAATTAAGATGCGATCAATTGCAAGTTTTTGGTTAACTGATCTACTTGTCATAATAGCAACGGCTGTTGCGGTCAATCCTCCAACTCCTGCAGTAGAAATTGAAACATTTGGAGCAAAATTATATCCAAATCCATCATTAATTAAATCAATATATTGAACAGATTTTGAAGAAGCGTTTGTTGTTGCAAAACCCACTGAAGCCACTGCAGTTGTTGCTCCAGCACTTACCATTTGAATAGTATAAACATTTCCAAGGTCTTTAACTGATTCATTAACTTCAATGCCTGTAGGATCAACTTCGGATATATCAATAATTTCATCTTCATATTCAAATCTTTCGCATCTCAATTCATAAACATAAAGTTCATTTAATTGATAAAATGGTTTTTTATGTTCAACATATTTAATTTCAAATAAAGACTCATCAAGAGGAAACCAAATCAAATCTCCCTCTTGTGGTCTATATGCAACTTTTCTTTCATTTTGTGGCCACAGTTTTAATAAAGGTGAAATAAAATCATCATATCTTTCTTTTGAAATAACTAAATTTATTTCATCCTTAGATTGAACTCCGAATTTTGTTAGTAAGTCACCATTACCCGAAAATCCATCATAGTTCATTAGATAGGCTTCTATTCGGAAACTATCGTCAAACTTTGATGCAACCACTTCTTTAATAATTGTTTTTTCACCGACAATTTTCCTTGGCATGTATAGAATATCTTGTCCATACATTTTAAGTTGTTCGTTGATTAGATCTTGAATAAGTCTTTGCTCACTCGGAGATCCTTGTAAAAAATAAGAATTGAGTGGTGACATATTAGCCTATGAGATCTAATGGTGGTAATTCATATTCTTCTTTCAATTTTTGTTCTAACTTTTCTACTTCTGCAACTCCATCATCATATATTTGTCTTCCATTGAGTTGAACTCCGCCAGGAAGTTGAACACCATTGAATTTAATCATATTTTGACCCCACTGTTTTTTAATGAGTGCAGTAAGATACTTTTTTAACCACCAATCATTGTAAAGTTTTGGTGTATTAGCTGTATCAATTATTCTATAACAGTCAATAATAACATATTCATTTTCGCCCACTTGAGCCCAATCAATATCTAAGTATAATTTATGATTTTTTTTATTAAAACGAATTTGTGCAGATGGATTTAAAAGATAATCTAAATCTTCTAGATATCTTTTAACCATTGAATAATTTAAAAGATCCAATGCACCATAGTAATAAACATCATTTAAAAATAATTGGTACTTGATATTAAAAAGTCCATCAGATACTGTACTAGAATTTATCTTAAGAATATTATTAACACCAATAATAGAATCAGGCAAAGGTAAATAATTTACACCTTCTACGTAACTTAAAGATGTTAATCCAGCACCTACAATATTTGGAGAAGTTGTTGCAGTTCCTGCTACTATAGGTTGTGCTAAGGTAGTCTTAGTTGCAGGAGTAAGTTTATGTTTTAAAAATACACGATCAATACCATCATAGTGACGCTCATGAAAATATTGAATTGCATCATCAATTAAATTATCAATTTGATCGTCGTCTACGTTTATCTCTAAAACTGGCTTTCCTAGTTGTTTGAGGCAGTATTCTTTCAACTCCGCTCTACTAGATGGTTGCGCCATAAAAAAATACCCCTAGTCTTCTAAGGGTATTTATAAATTAAAGTAAAATTAAACTAGTTTGCATCCAATTCTTCTTGCATTTTTTTGATATGAAGAGAAATTTCTTTCCAAGATGGTGGTTGAGAATTATGTTCCCAATAAGTAAATGTTTTATTTTCTAGTTGATATTTTGCACCGGGTCTTAAATCATTTATTGCATCATTTACACCAATAATAAAACTAAAATTTTCTTCTTCAACTATTTCAAAATTTTCATCGTTAATGTTCAAACAACAATATTTTTTGTGATTAATAATATCAGTTAAATCAAAATTTATAGGATTATTATTTTCGTCAAAACAAATTAAATATTTTTCTTTTAAAATAATTTCATCTCCATTCATCCAAACTAGTTTATAAACTTCGTCTGATTTTAAAATTTTTAATTTATTTGAATCTTTTTTAAAATTTTCCATGTTTTTTATCTAACATAAAGTGCTCCATAACTATGATAGTCAGTAGTGGAACTATCCCAATACCATGCATCTTGATGTCCAGTTCCTCCCCAGGCACTACCACTCCAACAAGCACCATACCACCAAGGTTGATTTGAGTAAGCAGCAGCACAATTTCCTGCATTAGCATCTTGATCAACATCAAATGTTGATAAAGAGAATCCATTTGCAGCATGATATGTGTATAATCCTGGTAGAGATCCACCTAACTCAATTTTAGCTCCACTCAATCCTTGCCAAGCATAAGTGCCGCTCCAACCAGTCCAGTTCCAACTTGCTCTTTTTGTGTGTGCATGAACTGCACCAAGTGGTTGGTATGATCCTGCCACTATTTCGCAAACTCTATTTGTTGAACTGAAGTTTGCATTAGCTAGTTTTATCCATGCATCTAAACCAACAAAAAGATTAAAACTATCTGGTCTACTTGTAGGGAAAGTGGCATAACTTCCTCTATAATTTACGACTCTTTGAGTAGCAGAGCTATAATTTAGACTGTTCATTCCACTAGTATTAATTCTGTTATTTAAAACTAAAATCCAACCACCACCTTCATAGACCATATCTACCCAAAATAAATATGGAATATTATCTACTAATATCCAATAAAATCCTGTAGGAGAATCTGGATAATCTGCAATTAGCTGTTCTGTTGATTCTGCTGCCGTATCGGCAGTTAATCCACTTTTTAATCCACCAACAGGAACCCAAATAGTCCCATTATATACTTTTAAAGTTTTATGATTATCATCATAAGTTATTGTACCTTCAACTGAAGTCAATGGAAGAGATGTAGTTCCAACTGAAGATAATACTAATCCATCTCCCCGAACAATCACTTTACTTTCTGCTGCACCAATTTTTGTTTTAGTATCACTTATTTCTATAATTGGAATATTTTGATTATTTGATACATCAAATAAATTTCCAACATTGATATTTGTATCTATAGAAAATACTGATGATCCACTACTTACAAAATTTACTTTACCTGTGGTGCCATCACTGGGCACTATAGAAATAGTAGATGCACCAAAACCAGTTAAAGCAATTTGTGGTATTCCAGCAGCATTTTTATTGGGAGTTATTAGAATATTCTTATCTGAATTAGCCATTAGATTCCAAACCTCCCTCTGAGTGCATTAAAATTTTGGGTAATTTCTGATTGTGTTAATGCTCTATTGTAAATTTGAATAGGACCTATAATTCCAGTAAAAAGATTAAATGCAGCAGCATTTGCACCTCTTGCAGCAATTCTTAAATCATTTACATAACTTGCTCCAACTTCACCGCCGACGGGATTTGTATATGTATTTGAACCATTAAGATATCCTCTTTGATTAATTCCATCATGCGATATTGCAACGCAGTACCATTGATTTATATTAATTGGTGCAATTCTTCTCCAGTTCCAATCTGGGCGAATAGCCATACTTGCCCATCCACCACCGGCAGCAACTTCATATTCGTTTTCTTTATTGAATATAATTGGACCATTTTCCGTTCCCGTCAAGGCCGCATTAAACCATGCAATAACTGTTATATTTCCTGTAGATGGTTTTAACAATTCAGTATGTTTTACTTCTAGATAATTTGCCCCATTATAGGTAATATTTCCCCCATTTGCCGAGTTATATTGTGGAGATCCGTATGCAAGTGCAGTATGAAAATTTGAACTTAAATCATTATTGCCATAA